GAAATAAAAGATGCAATTAATATTATTGATATGATAGAAAATTTAACTACAACAGATTCTGGCAAAATTTTGACAAAAGAAGGAACAGAATGGCAATCATTCTGTCCACGTACCAACTAACATCTGATTACATAACGCTATATATCTGTCTTCTTCTATAGGCCTAACTCCGTGCCAGGTGCATTCAGTGTTAATCCAAAAAGTACCAACCATTCTCTTTCCACTAGCTTGAAAATAATGCGGAATTCTAAATGCATCCTGACCAAAAGGAGCCTTTTCCAGCCAATGACATGTTCCTGTATGATTATCTTTTAAATTTACTATTCCTGCCCATAAAGTTAATCTATTATCTAAATGCTGTCCTTGTTGAAAACCTTTTGTATCTCTACATATAGAAAAATATTGTTGTTTATCTAAATTATTAAGGGTATACCATGCATCAAATAATTGGTCGTTAGTTTTTTTATTTCCTTCGTCCCACATAACAGGGTATCTTTTTCTATCTAATTCTAGAAAAATTTTCGTAATATCTTTATATGCAGAAGTAATATATTTATATACAAATTGCCAATTGTCGGAATATTCGTCTTTAGTTATATATTGATATCTACCTGCTTCTAATATTAAATTTGTAAAACTCAATGGTACAAATTTATCTTCTGCATATATTTGGTCTACTATATGATCAGAAAAAGTCTTAAAATATACTTCTATAATAGCAGGATCTGTTTTTAAAATTTTATAACTTTCAATTACCATATTGTTAATTTAAATTTGTTTGCTAAATCTAAAAAATGAGGCGCCATTTCAAATATATTTTGTTTCCTATATTGATCATATTTTTGTGTATAATAAAAAAATAATCTCAATTCATCTTGTGTAACTTTTTTTGTAAGTGCAGTTTGTAACATATTCAATAATGACTGTTTTGGAATAGCTTTTGTATCAGGCAATTTATTAGCTTGTTCGATTGCTTCTCTTATAGTTATTTTAGGAACTATGTGTAACTGATTAGGTCCTGACACTGGTATAAAAAACCATCCTGTTTCAAATTTTCCAGTAAATCTTAGTTCTTCTACTAATTTAACTATATTATGGACATTTAAATTTTGTAATACCGGAGAAATACTTAAAAGATACTTTTTTTGATCAATTATATCTGATAATTCTTTGAAACTTTTATATAACTTATCCCATTTTCCAGGATATCTAATATACTCATAACATTCATGCGTACCATCAATACTAGCTTGTATGTAAATTGAATTAAATTTTTCCCATATTGGATAATAGCTAGAAATCTTATTCACTTTTAAATTTGTATTAAAATAAATTTCTACATTTTTTGCTCTATCTTTAGCTATTAACAAATCTAATATTTCATAATGGAATTCGTTTATTAAAGGCTCTCCACCTAGCATATAAATTTTTTTTAAATTTTTTGCTTTTGCAAATAAATCTAATATTTTTTCTTTATTATCAGCGGAATGTTCTATGTCAATTTCGCCATTGTGTATTCCTATTTCTTTTTGTTGTTTAGCTAAAAGACTGCTACTACTAGGCAAACACATTCTACAAGCTAAATTACATTTATTACCTAACGTAATATCAATATATTCTATATCATCAAAATTTATGGATTTTTGTATATTTTTCCTACCAGTTACATTGATGTCATATCGTTTATATCTATTAGCTACTTCGCGGAAGCTCATTATATTCATGTCTTCCATTTTCCAACATCTATTGCATGCTGGATGCCTTTCTTCTTTTATAAAACTATCTCTTAAATCTTGAATGAAGTCATTATTTATAATTTCTTCTGTTGTTAAATTGCTAACATTAGGAAGTTTGTAATCACTTACATCATAACCTCCATTACAACAGTGCCTAATGTCGCCATGTGCTGTTATACTGACACTATTAAATGGTAAAACACAATAAGTGCCGTAATTATTATTATTTTTCATCAAGATATGATCCTAACTTATCTCCTAATTCACCAAAATCTAAAGTATTAAATTCTTTTCCACAGCAACTACCGCATTTAAACGGTCTTAACCTAGACGATGATACTCTTTTTCCTCCAGGATTCCATGTATCAGGAATATATTTTTGAAATGCTGCCCTTTGTAAAATTTCAAAAATATCGTATTTGTACATATTAAACCTATCTACTCCTCCGTCTATTTCTAAAATTTTTATATAATTTTCATCATGTATTTCTTTATCAAGAAAAGGTTCGGAACCTAAAAAACAACAAGGAGCTACTGTACCATTTGCACTAATAAAAATTTCATTTAACGTTGCATCTTTTCTATTGCCCTTAACTGCTCTACATGTTACATTTAATTTATTAAGATATATAGTCCTATATTTTCCATCTACCATAACATGTTGCATATTATTTTTACCTTCAACTTTTCGTAGTTGTTTAACGGTCATACTTTGTCTATGCTGGTTCCTAAAATAAGTAGCATCCTCAAAATTGTGTTTAAAAGGTTTTTCGCTAGCTTGTTCGAGATTGTATAAATGCTTTCCTTTATGCATTACCTCAAAATAACCTTGCCCATCTTTATAAGCTGACCATCGTGTTGTCCTTTTTATATTGAAATTTTTAAAGCCCATTTTTATGGCTAAATTTTTTGCTTCTTCTACTTGATGTTCATTATGTTTAAAAACAATAAAATCCCAATGAGCTATTCCTCCTCCGTCAATATATGCTTGTGCATTTTCTATTATTTTGTCAAAATTTGTATTTCTCCTATACAAATGATTAGTATCTGCTAAGCCGTCGAGACTAAAGGTACAATAATTACCTTTATTTTGCTCTTCTCGCATAACTTTTCCTAAGTTATACCACCAATCTGTTGTACGCAAACTTCCATTAGTATTACAAGCTAATCCTATTCCTGGATTTATTTCTCTTACATACTGGTATATAGACGAAAAATCTCTACAAGCACAAGGATCACCAAAATTTCCACAACTTAATATTTTCCGTAAGTTTTTTAAGAATTCAACCGGCCATCTTTCAACAAAACTATCAAAAGTCCATTCAGTATTTACTAAAGTACTTGTTTCAAAGCCGTCTCTTGTGTATCTAGGACACATAGGACATCCGCTATTACACTTATCACTTGGTTCCCAATGTACTGCTTCAATTATTCCGTTCCACATATAATTAACCTTTATATTTTAGATATACATTTTTGCAATATTTATAAAATTCAGTATACTCAGGAAATATTTTTAATAAATTTGTGCTTAAACGTTTATCATTTTCGGTAAAAAAAACATAAAAATCTCTTTGTCCTTGTTTTATTTTATTTTTATCAACAGGATTAGTTTTCATATAATTTGTTACCCTTTTAAATTTTTCATATTCGCTAGGCTTAAAATCAGAATCATTTGAAATAAAATCTAATGTATCATACATATAATCCATAAAACTTTCAGGCAATATATTAATCATCCAATGTGGCGGTTCTTTTAAGTAAGGACAATCAAATTTAATGCTTTCAGTTCCAAATTCTGCTCTCCATTCTTTCATTTTATACATTAAATTTTTAAAATTTGTAACACATAACACATTAAATGTACACATTAAATTTACTTCAAAACCCATACTTAATGCTTTTTTAAGATTTCTCTCCCAATGCTGCAATTTTAATCCTGTCCGCATATATTCTGCTTGTGGTCCCCAGGTATCAATGCTTGTAAATAAATGAAATTTTTTAATTTTATTCTGCTCAAGTAGACTTTTTACTCTATTATACATGCGATCAATTTTTTGAGTAGAAACTCCAAGATTACTGTTTATACTGATATCTAACTGCGGAGCTGGTTCTTTCTCAAGAAGATCAAAAAATTGCATAGCACCAGGATTCATTAAAGGCTCACCACCGGTAATTCGTAAATCCCATAAATCTTTCTTTAAACTAGGCCACCATTTCCAAAAAGCATCAACATAAGGATTTTCATCTTTAGGTCCATAATAATTACCATTGTTTAAAAATTCAATCCCATATTGGTTATAAGTTAAATCATAATTACCATGCTTTTGAATTTCGTCCATCCAAAGAGTACTTGCTTGTGGACAACAATATCCACATCGGTAATTACATCCATTTCCAAAACTTACTTCTAAATAACGTGGATTTATATCTGAATTCCACGGAAGTTCTGCTAATTCTTCAAGTATAGGTTCTGCAAAATTACTACTACTGTGAAACATTCTATCACTTAAATGTTCTCCATCTAAATCTTCAATATTCCAACAATAATAACATTCATCCGGCCTTCCGCCTTCTAACATTGTTTTTCTTTGTTGTTTTTTCCATTCTGTGTTATGCAATGCAGCTGGATTTTTTGCAATTTCATCTAAAGAAATATGATGTGGTCTAGGATGATAACAACTATGATTATCCCCAGTATGTAAATAAAGTGTTTCATGTAGCCATTTCATTGCACAAAAACCCGGCCCTATTTTGTTAAGTCTTTTAGCTACTGCATCTACTTCTTTATCTCTACTCATTTAATATCCTACATTCTTGTATAAAATGTGTTAATTCTGGAAAACAATCCTTTATGTTTGTGTTCCTTCGCTTGTCATGTTGTGCAAAAAATAAATCAAAATTTTTCTTAGCTAATATATCATCTTGATAATTTAATTTTATACTAGCCCAATTATATAGCCTTTTGATTTTATCAACTTCAAAATCTTTAAAACCTTTAAATCTATTATTAGAAGTTTCTCTATTTTCTTCCATATATTTAATACTTTCTAATAAAGGACTTAACATTTCTGCATTAGCAAGTTTCATACTCATCCATTTTGGATCATGTAGCATAGGAGTATCAAACCAAATTAATTGTCTATCCTTATTGAAAGTTTTCCGCAATTCGTGTATTTGTTTTATGTATTCTAACCAACGAGGAAGACTTAAAATATTAGCGGTTATGATAAAAGTAAGACTATGCTTTTTACCTACTATTAAATAATCAGTTATATTTTTGTAAAGAATATTAAAATCTAACCCATATCTAATATATTCTGCTTGTTTACCCCAACTGTCTAAACTACAATATAACATAAAATGATCTATACTAGGTTCAACTTGTTTCAAACTTTGTAAAAATTTACTCCATTGACCTTTTGGCGGACTACAATTACTAGTAATACTTAAATGCAAATTTTTATTAGGATTATTTTTTACATAATCAAAAACAAAAAAAGTATTTTTATCCATTAGAGGTTCTCCGCCTGTCATCCTAAATGTTTTTAATGTAGGATAAACTTCAGGAAACCATTTCCAAAATGCCTTAGTGTACGGATTGTCTGGTCCATTATCTATCTTTAAATTTTCTACCCAATGAAGATCATTATGTTTTGTATTACTTAAATTATAAGATCCATAATCTTTTATTTCTTTATACCATTCGGTTGACAAATGCGGCGAACAATACGAACATTTAAAATTACATGCTTGATTAAAATTTACTTCTAAATATCTAGGTTTAGGATTGCTATCGTTTAATGATTTTTCAACTAGTCCTGGCTCATAAACATCAAAACTCCTATATGCTCTATCACTAACATTTCCTTGATCTTCTATTGCCCAACAAAAATTACATTCTGTAGGACGTTCTCCAGCTAGCATTTTTTGTCGCTGTTGTTTTTTATAAGAAGTATTGTGAAGGGAATTAACATCAACAGTTAATTCATCAAGAGGAATATCATGTGCAGGAGGATGGTAACAACTATGTGTTTTTCCAGTAGGTAAATGTAAACTTACACTATACCACTTTGCCAAGCAAAAACTTTTACTGACCGAATTTAATTCTTGTAATAAATCTGTGCTACTTGAAAAATATTTTGAAATATATTTTCCTTTTAATAATTCAACTTCGTCTCCTTTTTGATTATCTTTCATTCTGGATCAATTACTTCTCGTGATATTCTAGACGGATTATGATAAACTGTTTTAAAAAATTTACTTTGATCTACGTTTAAATGGCAGGAACTTATAGGTATATCTAATTCATTTATAATTTTGATTCCTAAATCATCAATCATAGTCAAAGCATCTTCTTCGGTTAAATCCAATACATTTTCATTCCAAAAATTGTTTAAATATTTAAAATCTCTTACATTTACATAATCCCAATCAGTACACATTGTTTTAAATAAACCTTGCCTTGCACCTAAAATTGCCCATAATCCATTTTCAACATCGGCTCCAACCATTAACCATATATACAATCGATGTAAATTTTTCCAATGATTTTTTTTAAAATTTTCAATACTAGGTTTTATTCCTTGATCAAGTGCCATTTTTACACCTTCTCGAAAGCCTGCCCGCCATGCTTGATGCGATGTTGCATTATTATAAATGTCACTAAAACAACTGTTCATCTGAATATATTCTATATCCCAACAAAAATCAACTTGAGCATGTGGATTATCAGGTGCTGCATTTTCATGTGTTTTCATATTTAAAACAAATTCTTTAGGCCAACACTTTACTCCTCCGTTACCGTACATAAGTCCATTTATTACATTATGTCCGCACCAAGAAATGACTTTATTTTCTAATTCAACATGTTCTTCAAAATCTATTTCTTGGGTTAAAAAATGTTCTCTAATACGATTATCTCCATCTATTGTCACAAATCTATCAGTTTCTGATAATTCTGCACATGCCTTGTGTGCCGAATCAGAGCCTTCTACACCATGAACTCTTTTTGCCCAAGGAATTTTTTTGCACAAATCAGCATAATTTTGTTCTGCATTTGGCTCGTCATAACTTAAATAAATTATGTCGTAATCTAGAACACGAAACTTTTTATTCATTATTAACTTCTTTCAAAATTATATTCAAAACGTTTGTTTGTATATATACTTACTAATTTGTTATTTTTTTCAAAGTCGCTAGTGAACGATAAAATCTGATAATGGTTTTTTACTAATTGGTCTAAATTAATCGCTAATTGTTTAAACAAGATGTTAGGATTACCAAACTCAGTCACACTAAAATACAAATTGTAATTTGTAAATGAATTGTTATTTTTAAAATCAATTTCTAACGATTCGCTTATTAAAAACTTCCAACAAGAATTTTTTGTATCTTGTATTATAGTTATACCTTTCCTGTCATCTATTATTGGAATTTCGTATAAAATAAAATCAATTGTTTTTTCAAAAACATTATCAACATCTTTTTTATTTAGATAAAATTTTCCTTGTAAATTATCATATAAAACCTGAAATTTATGACTAGATTCTTTACCTGAATGAATATCTTTAACATCTTCTATATCTACTTCTATATAATCAAATTCAGGCTTTACATTTGTTATAGATAAAATTTTACCATTATCAGGTTGATACTGAACGTACATTTTTATAAACCTAAAAAATCTTCATATTTTTTTAAAATTATATCATTTACAAATCTATCCGATGCATAATGAAATATTCCTGTTTGTAAATAATTTCCTATGTATAAATCTAAATTTTTAGTAATATAGACTCCAACTTTATCTTGCCAATGTTCTACTGTGTCTTGCCATTCTTGGATACAGGGTTTCATATGCACAAATTTTAAAAAATTTACTGTGTTATTAGTTATATCGGTATCATTATTTAATATTTTACTGGCAATTGCAACAGATAAATCCATACTAGGTTGTTTTGGATAAAATTCTTTGCAATAATGTCCATAAAATAATTCCCAATTTTTTGAAATTAATTCTAACCAAGAAAAAAATTCTTTTGCTTTATTAGATTTTTTAAAATAATGCAATCCTGAATATAAATTAGGCAAATAATTTGCACTAAATGCTTTCCTATAGTAATTATCAACCACTACTTTAGATCGATAAGTATAAACTTTATTTAAATAAAAAAGATCATAATTTTTAAAAAAATCCCACCATAAATTTAAATCTTGAAGCACTAAAGTATCTGTATCAAAAACAATTGTTTCATCATACGGACTCACATGATAGGTTTTCCATCGATTAAGTATTTTATATCTGGAACCATCAAACTCCGTCCAAGGAATTTTTATAATTTTATCAAATAAAATTTCATATTTTTTTGGAATTATGTCATTAGTAACAATACTAATAGGCAAATTATTTCTAGAACTTATACTCATTGCTGATAAACAGGCCTGAATTACGTATTTGTCTCCATCAGCAAATAAAAGAAATCCTTTAGACATTTTGATTAACCATATCAATACATCTGTTTAAACTAAACTTGTTCATAACGTGAATTGTTACACCTTGCCAGGACATTAAAGTATATTCGCCTATATAATTTTCTTTCTCTAATAAAAAAATAACTTTATCATCTTTTATACTATGACATATATCTTTATCTGTTGTGAAATAAAGTTTTCCAGGCATTAATTTTGCAAAATCGCCATCATTGTATCCATTCATTATATGAATAGCAATACTAAAAGCATGATCATTACGGAAATACGATTGTTTAATTTGGAAAATTGATTTGTAATGATGCCAATTATCTTGTATATGTTCAACTAACTCAAAAAATATTTTATTTTTTTCTGTTTTTCTAAAAAATATTGCTGTTGCCCAATAAAACTTAACTCCTATATCACTTACATACTGGAATTCTGAATAATTCCTAAAACCTGCTAGATCATAAGATTTATCGTAAATTAAAAAATCATGATCTTGTGTAAAACAATGCTTATACAAATTATCTAATAATAAAATATCTGTATCAAGTAACAAAGTTTCATTATATGGACTTATTCTAAATGCAGTCGATCTAAGGTTGTTTTTAAATTCTAATTTTGTTTTAAAAATTGTTCCGTCTGAATAAGTTTTGTAGAAATGATTTTCATCTTTACCAACAACAAAATCAACATTATTGTTATTTTTACTCCAAGATATTGATAAAATTTTATCAAACACTTTTTCAGCATCAGGAAAACTTTTCAATAAGTAATCTTTACTGTCTGTAACAACTGTAGTAGGTAAATTTAGTATCTTTTTAACTTGCTTGGCTAAAAAATAAGCTTGTTTTAAATAATCTACCTTTGTATTATTCCTTGCAAATAATAAAACTCCAGAATTATTACTCATAACTCAACTAGATTTTCAATTGTTCTTTGTTTTTTGATCCGATTGTAATTATTAATATAATTATTCGAAGCAGTAAAATAAGTATTGATTATATTTTCAAGAAATAGTTTTAAATTTAAAATCTGTACGGGCGTTTCGTTATCATCTATTAAAACAAGTTCATCTTGATCTTTTTCAAGCATAATATTACAAAAAGAAATTAATTCTTTTGTTACTGTAAACTGTGCTCCTTCGTAATAATAAACTAGATCTTGATAAAACTTTTCTTGGAATGATCTTTTTTGATTGTATAGCGTAGCCATATAATTAGAAACGTCTAATGCTTTTTCTAATCTTTCGTCCATAAGTCCTCTGTAAAATAGTACTTATAACAATCAAAAATTGTAATCTTAGATAATGATATGCAACAAATTACGCTAACGTAGTGGTATTACTTACAGAAGGCAATGCAACTTCTACATTGCTACCAGTAGGTTGATAATATTGAATATAACTTGTCAATGTTCCATCTACATTTTCATCTACTATTGGACCATAAGGAGGTGCTGGCGGATTAGGAGGTCGATCTCCTTGGTCATTATCTATAAACCATATTTTAAAATATAGTTTATTTCCGGTAGCAGAATCATGAGATGCTGAAATAATATAAACATTCTCTGCATAAACAGCGGCTGAACCGTTTTTACTAAAAATATATTCTGGCGTTGTAGTTAGATTATAATTTCCTTTAGTATTGGTAGTTCCTGTGCCAGTGGCAACCGTTGTATTATATCTAAATTTTATTGTTCCTGCATTACTTAGCAAACCTGCCCAATCTGCTCCTTTGGCACCTGAAGCGCCCGTAAGAGTAGCTGAAAATCTTATCTCTCCGCCGGCATTAAAAAAATATCTACGGTGCTCAAAATTTGTAAAAGTAACTGTTACTTCGTGCTTAATAGTTCCATTCCACGGAGTAGTCCTGACACTATTTGTAGCAAAAGTACCGCTAGTTGCATTAGTTCCATTTATAGAAAATTTATTGCTAGTAATAACAGTTATTGCAGCATCATAATCATTGTAACCTTCATTGGTGTCACCACTGCTTGTATCTGCCGCAATTACTTGTCCTACTTGAATATTACCTATATTACCATCTGCTCCTATTTGATGATTATTACATTTATTAATATCAGTGCGTAAAGCATCCATATGACTAGCTAAAATTGTAGTCCCGCTAGACACTTGACTACTAGATAGAGATTGTCCATATCCACTATTAGCTGAAATATTCGAAGCACTATACGCTCCAGTGCCAAGAATATTTGCTACTCTACTTTGTAAATCATTATACTGTGAAGCACTTATTTGTTGTCCAACTGATACCGTTGCCATATTTTTTCCTTAATAAGCCTTATTTATATTATTCATACAACTATCATTACAAATTTGATTTCATCATTTAAATTATCTTCTAAAGATTTTCCTACTACAAACACATTATTTTCAATAGCAGCAGGTGAAATAGCAATGGCACACCCAGGTTCAATTGCAGAAACCAACAAATCGCCTTTTTTAACAGGTCCAACTACTTTACAAGGAATTTTGCCACGTAATGCAATAGGTAATCCTGGAGATTCACTATTCATTAAGTGTGCTGGATTAGTTGACACTACTCCTGCTATCCTATAATCGCAAAAAGTATTTGATTCTGTTATTTCTTTTTCACCGCCAAATACAACAACTGTTCCTGGTTCATAATCTTTATCAGATTCGTAAACTTCTGCTAAGTCGGCATATTGAGCTTGAGTAGCAGTTCCTCTAAATAAATTTGCACGTATATCTCTATTTGCGTCTCTACCAACGATTGTATTTGCTGTATTGTTTACTGTTGCAGATCTACCAGTTCCATCTAATTCCAATGTTGCTGCGAGAGTTGCTCTACCATTAAAAGTAGTTGCAAACATAGTTGTAAATCTTTCACTATCACTGCCTATTTCAACAGTGTTAACACCAGTCAAATTTATAAGATTACTGTATCCAGGCAAAACACTATTAGCTTGAAATCTAATTGGCATTTGTTGTTGGAGATTAATATCATTAACCTGAATATATATTTCTCTACCTTGCTCATTAGCAATCATACCTTTATCATCATTAATAATCCTAATTTTTAAATCATTAGAATCGCCAATAGATATACCAAGATCACTAAATTCTACTAAATTTGTAAAGGATGCTAATCCAGTTTGCACATAATTTTCTGCTGGTATACCTCCAAGTCTATCAGCATTAGTTGCAGTTCCCCACCATCTATGTGCTGTGCTAGTAGCTCCTTGCGAACTATTGGTTGTATTTTTTAAGGTTAATCCTTGTCTAACAACATCAAAACCTGGATAATCAGGAGCTTCTTCGGCATTTATAACAAATTCAATTCCACTTATGATATGTATTACTTCATCTGCTACTACAGACACAATTACAGGTCTATTAGTTCCAAAACTATCCCTTATCGTCCTACTTTGGAATCTTGTAACACTATCCCCAACACCTTGTGGTCCTATTAAAACAAAACTAGTTCCGTTGTAAGCATATAATTGTTCGTTTTGTGTATCCCACCAAAAATCTCCTTCGCTTAGTCCAGCGGGAGTATTACTATCTACTTCTGCTCCACCTGTGGTTCTCCATCTATTACCATCATAAAATTTTAATTTACTGGTAGAACTATCAAACCATATTTGTCCCATTAATGCTTTAGGAGGTTGATTGCCTCCTGCAAAATTTTCTAATAAGAATACAAAATTTTCATTTTGTATTTCTCCGTATCCTGCATAATTTTTTCCAACTAATTTTAGATCAGTTGTTTGATCAATAGTACCATCTTCAACTACTGTGAGCTGAGCAGTATTGTACTTGTTTATAATATAAGCCATTAATTTCCCCTATCTGTTATTTAAACGGCAACCCTCGATACAAATGACCACGATACACCACTACTTTGATAAGTGTACACATATCTTGTCGGAGTCAAAGTTACTGCTCCACTAGCAGTCGAATTAGCTACTATACTTTGCACCACTGATTCAGTGCCTGTTCCTGTTGCATCTCTCACATTTTCATAAGCTACTTGTAAAACTCCAGAATTATCTGACGCAACACTTACAATAATTCCCGAGGCAACACTATTATCATATGATACAGTGAAAATTTTAGCAAATGAGCCTTGTACAACTGAATTAGGTGCCTTTAGTGCATCTAAAATAGTTGCAATACTATTAGTTGGTCCAAAATTTGTAAATACGTCATCTGGATCTGACAATCCACTTATATCAATACTAATTAAAATATCTACACTAGCTATTTCTGTGTCAACATAATTTTTTGTTGCTGCATCTTGTGCTGCTTGCGGATCACTTACTCCAGTTATCCTAGTGTTTGCACTTACTACATTTTTATTTCCACCTACTGCTTCTAATTGTATTCCTGAATTAGAACTTGAAATTTTATTTGCATCAAAATTAAGATAATCAATATCTAATTCTGTAAGTGTTCCAATCCTTGATAATCCTAAAGCACTAATAACTGTAGAACCTAAACTTGTCTTGTTCAAGACTGTGACACCGTCTACTTTTATAGATGGATTTGGTATTGCTAATGACGAAATTAAATTTATATTTTGATTACTGGACCAAGATTCTGTATTCACTTGATATAAAAAATCTTTTGATCCATTTAAACTTCTTAATATAAGTCCTCCGCCATCTACTGTTGCATCGTCTGCTTCTGTACTATCATCTGTAATACCAAGTTCTATGTTTTTATCTTGTATTCGCAAAGTAGTAGCATCAATGAATAAAGTTTCACCTTGTACAGAAAAGTTTCCTCTTACGTTTACATCACCATTTACATCTAATGTTGTGTTAGGAGATGTAGTGAACATTCCAATTCGTGAAGCCGACGCATCAATATAAACAGCATTTAAAAAACTACTTCCAGTCCTTACACGTAATGCCAAATCAGTATTGCTTTGCTGTGTCTCTAATAGTGTAGTTGACCCTGCTATCTTTAATACGGCATACTCTGTATCACCTACACCAACACTTAATCCTGCACTATTTTTAATTCTTAAACTGCCTGTTGTAACCCCATTAGAATTACTAGGCAAAAAACTTTCGGCTTGTCTAACAATACCAGCATCGTCAACTAAAGCTTTACTACTTGTTGCAACACCATTATACCAAAATCCAGTACTTCCAGTTTCTTCTTCTTGATTAGCAACATTAAATCCTTTGTACAATTTTTGCCTTTTAGGAAAATTTGTATCAAGAGGATCGACACTTAAACCAGGAATTGAATATTCTAAAGGTATTGTAAAAGTTTCTGGACTATAAACACCATAAAGCGTTCCTCCTATAAACAATTTAAGTATTGTTCTTTGTACATCTGTTGTATCTAATTGTGATGCAGTCTCAAACCCAGTTTTACCTTGCCCTGCATCGTATTCAGGTCCAACTAATGTTAAATCCGAACCATCAAATAAATATAATTTATTATTTTCATTATCTATCCATATGTCACCAGCTGTTAAGTTTGAGGGTTGTGAACTGTTAACTATAGTACCAGATGCTGGTCGAAAACTAGTTCCGTCAAATACTTTTAATTTTTGATCTTGTTTATCAAACCATAATTGCCCAGTTAAAGGATTTGTAGGTGATGCAGTAGATGCAAAATTTTCTAACAATTTTATAAAATTTTCATTTATCCATTCTCCAAAACCTTTGTAATTTTTTCCTATTAAAGTTAAATCAGTTGTTGCAGTATCAATAATACCATCTGTAAGATCTATCAGTAATTCGCCATCTGTTCTATTTAATCTATAACTCATATATTATCCTTGCCCTGCATAAATTATAAAATTTAGTGTCATATAAGGATTCATGACATTTAAATTTTGTCCTAAAGGATCATCTGATATAATGCCGCCACTGTCGGGCAATGCTTGTCCTGCACCTGTTGCAGTGGGTGCATCATATACAATTGCATTATTATCATTAGGAGTACCTGATATATCTCTCAAAACATAATATTGATCACCGCTTTCTCCACGTAAATCATGTTTATGTTCAGGTAAATTATCAACTTGGATTCCTACACTTTCGGCACCACTTTTAGCACCTACTACATCTGCAGCAATGTCAGTTATAACATTTGCACTATTGCCGCCCATATTATCTTTACCTAATGGAAATCTTCCCCTCAAATCAGGTAAAGCAAAATAACCACTAGTCGGATTAGCTTTGTAAGTAAATCCTATAACGTCATACAATCTTGTATATGCTGATATTAAAATTTCTGAACCATCACATAAGAGCCAATTTACTGGAGCATTTAATCCTGCATACGGAGTTATAACACCTATAGGAGTAGTTGGTACTGCACTTAATAAATTTTGTCTTGATATTTTTTTCAATCCAGTATCGCCACTAACCCTGTTAACCAAAAATTCATCATCTGCTTGTGACAATAATAAATTAGTTTTTCCTGCAATAATAGTATTACTTAATGTAGTAGCAAATACCTTCAAACTTCCACCAATTTGTCCATCAAACAAAATATCACTAGCAGTTATATCACCGGTTAACCTAAATGTAGTAGGCGATGTTAATTTATCAGCAGAACCTGCCCTACCGCTCACTGTACCGCTAACATTTCCTGTTAAATTTCCAATAAAAGTAGTTGCATATATATTAGCAAATTTTTGTGTTCCTGAACCAATATTCCTAGTGTTACTTTCATCTGGTTGCAGATTCTTTGTAGTTGTTACACCAGAAACATTTACATTACCGCCAATATAGGCATTTTTTGCAACTGCTAATCCTCCAAGTGTCCGTATTGATCCAGTACTTAGATTTGTGCTATCAGTTGTATTTGCTGTTCTAATAATACCACTTGCTAATATATTACCAGTAACATCGAGCTCCTCAGCTGGTGCAACGTTATTAATTCCAACTTTTAAATCACTGTCTATTCGCATTGCAGTTCGTAGAATACCATCATTTTTTACTTTTATATCAATTGATGATCCTGCAATGTTATGTTGAATAACACCTGCACTACCCGAAACACCTATATTCATTTCAGCATTTATACCATAATTTATTCCTGCATTATTTTGAATATTAATTGGAAAACTTGTAGTGCTCGTAACATCTCCCCGTAAAAAATTTCCTGCAGGAATTGTATTACCTGCTACAATCAAATTTTCTGCTTTTTCACTAGTACCATAATATTTGACAAAACCTGTTCCAGTTATGTTATTTGAACTTAAATTCATTCCAGGAAAAATAGATGTAAACCCAGGTATTTTAACTTTTGGTGTAAAGTTATATGTAGAAATAATTCCAACAGGTTCTGCTCCAACTTCAATTTTTAAAACGTTGTAATTTTGATCGTCTGTTCCTACTAATACTTCTGGGGAAATACCTGTTATTAATCCTTCGCTAAACTCGGGGCCTACTAACACCCATCCGCTACCGCTATATAAGTATAGTTGTTGATTATCAGTATCAACCCATAAATCTCCAATTAAGCTTTGAGATGCTAGAGGCGCACTATTTGTTTTTTTTAATCCGCCTGCAGACACCCAATTAGTTCCATCAAAAACTTTAAGTTGCTCTATTCCAGGAGTTGAATCGTACCATAGCTGTCCTTCAACCGGTAAAGAAGGTTCTGTAGCACTAGCAAAATTTTCTAATAAATGAAGGAAATTTTCTGCAATTACTGTTCCATAAGCCGTAGTATTTCTGCCCGGTAATTTTATGCTTGTTTCTTGATTAATAGTGTTATCTTCTATTGTGATTACACCCTTGTTAGCTTCATCAGTATAAGGAATTGTATATGCCATGTGTTATCCTTCCACCAACCCTGACAAGCTTTGCACTCTTATCGTGTAATCTATCTGTATTAATCTGTTAAGACTTTTTTGAACAGGATGAAATATCACATGGGTAATTAAATTACCTTCACCGTTTGGATTCCAACTCTTAAGACCTAGTTCATCAAAAACATATAAATTTTCTTCACCAGTTGCATTGTCAAATGCTTCTTGATCTGTAGGCTCTCCATAATCTAATAAACAAGTAACTAAAACATCAGTATAATTTGTTCCACTTACATGCCTAGTTTCTAACTTGTTCCTAACTGGATCAACATTGTTAATGCTACTATCATCTACAACTTTTGTATATGTTTGATTGTAAAGACTAGCATTAGTACCTGTATTATTTGGTGTTAAATAAGAAATAATACCTGTTGGGTCAACATTTGTGCCACCATTGCCAAAACTCATTTCATATATCCATCCTTGACCTGCATTACTCAAACTCTGTGCTAAAGAAATACTCATATTTTCATAATGTATAGCATTCCGTTTATCAACATAGATTTTTTTAGTTTCAGGATCATAAATTTTTATATGACCTTCTATTAAAATACCATTTTTTTCATTTAATTTATCAACCATAATTAATCCTATAAATTATTTATCTTGGCAAATCTACCTGATAAAACTGTAAAAACTTAGCTATATCTGTTTCACTTTCACTTAGAGTTTTACCATTTTCGTTCCAAATTTTTCCGATTTGTCTCACAACAATAACTTTTTGATTTTCTAAAGGTGTGTCTAGCAATACCAATTGATTCGAATTTTGAATTAAAAATTCTGCGGGTATTGTGATATCTCCTTCAGGTGAATCTTTTGAAATTTTTTCTTCACTACTAGCATACTTATCTCTCAAATCGGTATTTAACTGATAACTTTGTATTTCATTTTTCCGTAAACGTCTGCCCGCAACAAATACTTCAAAATCATTTATACTGGCTGGTACAAAATCTAGTTCATAAACAGAACTTGTTCCGTCTGCAGTAAATACTGTAGATATAGTTTCATCTTTGTAAGGAAGGGTTTTATCAGCAGATTGATCATAAATTTCTGTTCCGGCATCATATTTGCTTTTGACTCCAGTTCCGAGCGTTCCTCTCCTTAATTGTTTTAATAAATTTCCATCTTTAATGAAATATTCTATACGCTCTTTATCAATGTAAATCACTCCTGGATTTTTTGTATCAGTATCAGGTGATGGAAGCGAATCGGCGTTTTCTAACTGTATAATTTTATCATACCAATTAAGATCTGCTGCTAATCGTATGTCTTTTGTGCCATCCAAAACTTTATACTGATTACGATTTAAAATATCTTTACTTTGTCTCCAACCAAATTTATTTTTTAATAATTTATTAGTAAAGTGTATTATTTCAACTGTGTCATTATCCTGTAAACCTTTTAATATTTTTACAGTCATTTTATTTGTAGTTACGTAATAATCAACACTAGGATCTAGAATCTTTCCATTAACAATTACCCAAGTATATTGATCATCAACTGCAGGATAGTTTAATGGTACAAACCCATTTCTCAATCTTCTTAACTCATACCAATTAGGAGTACTTTCATCTGGAATAATAAGTGCATTAAGTTCTGTTAATTTTATAATATCACCAGCATTTGTTTGTATTCCTAAATCGCCTATATTTAAAATTGTCCTTGCATCTCCAGTAATTGTTTGAACTGTTGCATTTACATTCCTAACAGGATTACCTGTTCCAAAATTTGGATCATCTATCCTAACATTATTCAAAAATACCGAATACTGTTTACCAATTTGTAATTCTGTATCAAGGTTAATTTCATCAGTACTACCATCTAAAGGATATGTTTGTGTTCCTGCAAGCACACCCGGCGATAATTCCGTACGTTCTGCAATATCAAAACTAATTCTATCTAATCCTTGACTGTCGTGGTTACTAAATTGATAAACAGTTATAACATCTCCTACTTCATAATTTTTATCAATAAATAATTCTCCAGGTGTTGATACAAATAATCCTTCTTGATCAAAATATCCAAAACGGTAATCTCCACCTGATAATGTACTATCATTCCATCCGTTAACAAATACACGTAATTTATCTCCTTCAGATCCTACGTTCTCCGACAATAAAATTGTGCTACCCGATTGTTGATCGACCGGTAACAAAGGATAAAATGAATCTGCAGAGCTAAATGTCCATTGATCTAAAAAAACTAATTCATTATCATTAAGATAAACTCTTACTTGGCCTGTAGTTAATGAAGCTAATGGAACTTGATACAATCTTAAACGATATTCTCTTGTATTAGTAACATCAAAAACTTCATTATATCCTGCATTTAATATTGTATCATTTATTTTTACTATTGTATACCATTCGGTCGGAGTTTGGTTAAAAGGAGTTTGACTTAAATTATATGAAGTTGTAGAACCATCACTTTCAAACCTATCAATAGTGATTGCACTATAGTTTGCAGTAGGGCCATCGAATAATGCAAATTTAATAATTTTACCTTCAATAGGAGGTTGAGGAAGTACTATAACAATGTTATTAGGTTGAGCAAATGTATTATCAGACTTTTCCAATACATGATTAATTCTTTTTCCATCTATAGTAACTAAAGCAGATATATTTTGATCTTCATATCTAATATTAGAGAGGAATTTATTAGTAACACCGTCTCCTAAAAATTCATCAATATCTAAAATATTTACTCCGCTGTATCCTAGTGTTACTAAATTTATTTTACTACTAACAGATGGAGTTTTTACAAATTCTATAGTGTTACCTGTTATAACATAATCATCATTTATTTTTTGTATATTATTGTCTACTTTAACAAACAAAGAAAGTTCTTCAACTGGTGTTGTTCCAATATTAAACTCTTTTTGTATTCCATCTGCGTAATAATTTACACTAGTAATTTGACTAGCTCCTTCTGTCGGTCTTTCAAAAACTGTTACATCTAAAGTATCTAAAATTAAACCTGGTATAAATTCCTCTGGACCTTTACTATTAACTGGCGTATAAAAACTATCTCCATCAACAACTATTTCTTCTGCAGTAACTCCTTTAGCATTAGTATAATCTAAATTTCCACCTATTACTAAAGAATCATATTGTATATTTGTAGGTAAGAAACTACCATCGCTTGTAGTTTTCCTAAACACTATCTTATCAATTGATGTTATTGCTATGTTTAAAGTGCTTAATGGTATAGAAATTATAGATCCGTCTCCTAGCACAGATTGCATAGTTGCATTTGGATTAGTTATGCCTACTCCACTATCAAAATTAGGATCGTCTATCCTTACTCCATTTTTATAAACATTGTACAATATATTATTTTCTAATGGCTTAGAAAATTTTAGGTCAGTTGTTGTAACAACTACAGGTATAGAACTATCATTTGCTGGTTCAGTCAGCAACGTGCTATCATCTAATCTCAATTCGTGTTCATTTACTAAATCTTGGAAAAATGGTACTTCAACTTTGACAACTTCATTTCCAGTTGATTCTATAACAATAGCTGTGATATTTGTTATATCTTGTATTATCCTAGTTCCTA